TACGACGACCGTGACGCAAGGCACAGCTCAGTATACGCTGGCAGAGGATGTCGTAGATATTCTAGACATGGTTCTGCGCCGCAGCGGGACTGACTACGAGATGGATCGGATCAGCCGTTCGGATTACTTGAACTTTCCTAACAAGACGGACCAGGGTCGTCCTTCGCAGTTTTATTTCGATCGCCAGATCGCTCCGGTCATCAACTTGTGGCAGACGCCAGAGAACTCCACTGATCAGCTGGTGTACTACTATGTGCGCCGAATTGAGGATGTGGATACTCTGACGAACACCACAGGCATTCCCTTCCGTTTTTACCCCTGCATGGTTGCGGGTCTAGCATATTATCTCGCAGTTAAGCGTGCGCCTGATCGTGTGCAGATGATGAAGTCGATCTACGAGGAAGAGTTTCAACGCGCGGCGAATGAGGACGAGGCCAAGGTGCCTCTGACTTTGACGCCGAGCATTCGTTATCTGAGGGTCTGATGGCATTCGCATCTGGCAAAAATGCTTGGGGTATCTCTGATCGTTCAGGTCGCCGCTACCGTCTTCGGGATATGAAGAAGGAGTGGACAGGCGCACTTGTTGGTCCTGATGAATACGAGCCAAAGCATCCGCAACTAGAGGCTCCGAATGTTGGTGCAGACCCCCAGGCGCTTCGAGATCCAAGGCCCGATCAATCTGAAGCACTTTCAGTGTATATTTATACAAACCAAGTTGGTCAGCCTATTGTTGGGCCAAGAGCTATTGGTAAACCAGGATCAGTGACGGTAACGACAACATGAGTTTTATATACGCGCAGTTAAAACAGGCTATACAGGATTACACCGAAAATGACGAAACTACTTTCGTTACCAACCTTCCTATATTTATACGAGCTGCCGAAGAACGAATACTTAAAAATGTTCAACTCGCCTTATTCCGTAAAAATGTATCAGCAAGCTTTACTGCTTCAAACCAGTATCTGGCAGTCCCAACTGATTTCTTGGCACCGTTTTCTCTCAGCTATACGGACGGGAACGGTGACAAAGCCTTTCTTTTGTTTAAAGACGTAGACTTTGTGCAGGATTACAATACTGATCCGGCGGATACAGGTACTCCACGGTATTATGCGGTGTTTGACATCGACAACTTTATTATTGGTCCGACGCCTGATTCCAGTTATGCGGCGGAACTGCATTATTATTATCGTCCAGATAGTTTGACAGCAGGTGCTGAGTCTGGCACGACATGGTTGTCTGAAAATGCAACAATGGCGATGTTGTATGGATCATTGATCGAAGCGTATACCTTTATGAAAGGTGAAACTGATTTGATTCAAAACTATAATCAACGCTTTGTTGAAGCGATTACTGGCATGAAGATGCTTGGTGAAGCGAAAGAAACCACGGATGAATACCGTGTAGGAAAAGTGATTAGACAGAAACAATGATTCAAGTTGACGTACACACAACGTCCGGTCGAGGGTTTACTCCTGAAGAAATTGCCGAGCGATGTGCAGACAAAATCATCCATGTATCGGATGCGGCGGATCCAGTAATCCAACAACAGGCAAGAGCATTCCGTAAACAAGTTGTTGCCGTCGTGGGACAGCATTTGAAAGATGCAGTACAAAGCGACCGAACAACAGTTTACAATGCGTTAGTAGATGCGGGGCACCCCAAGCTCGCAGAACTCATTAGGAGACTATGACATGGCATTTGATGGCAGCAACTACATGATGACTTCGTTCAAGAAGGAACTCATGTTCGGAGCACATGACTTCGATTCAAGCACTGGCGACACGTTTAAGCTGGCGCTTTACACCAACTCAGCGGATGGTACTGACTTTGGCGGTTCAGGAACCGACATGGATGAGACCATTACAGCGTATAACGCGACCAATGAAGTTGGTAACTCAGGTTCTTATTCTGCAGGTGGCGGAACGCTAACCACTGTAGATCCAACAACAGACGGCACAACAGCTCTGGTTGACTTTGCAGATTTGACGTTTACGTCTGCGACAATCACAGCGCGTGGCGCGGTTGTTTACAACAGCACTCCAAACACAGGATCAATTGCGCTGACAAACCCAGCAATTTTGGTTTTGGATTTTGGTGCGGACAAGACATCAACGGCTGGGGACTTCTCAATTGTCTTCCCAACAGCCAATGCGAGTAACGCGATCATTAGGATTGCCTAATGACTGATGTCGTCGTCCCGTTAACCGGATGGGGTCGGGCAGGTTTTGGTGAACTTGCGTGGGGCGAGGGCAGTGTTGTTGTGCCCGGAGGAACTGGACAGGTTGGTTCTGTTACAGTTACTGCGGACTCAAACGTAACAACAAACGGGCTATCTGCGACAAGCGCAGTTGGTTCTGTTACAGTTACCGCAGATGCTGATGTCAGTGTTACGGGCGTTTCCGCAACTGGTACAGTCGGAAACGTCTTCTTATTTAATAACGGCCTATCAGCCACAGGCGCGGTAGGCTCTGTTACAACGGCTGCTGATGCAAACGTCTCTGTTACGGGCGTTTCTTCCACAAGCGCAGTCGGCACAGTGACAGTGACCGCAGATGCAGATGTTCCTCCAACAGGATTGTCTGCCACAGGTCAAACTAATTCGGTTACAATTGTTACTCGAACAGCGGTCTCAGTAACCGGAGTCGCTGCGACAGGCACCGCAGGCAGTGTAACGCCAAACGCGGATGCGAACGTATCTGTCACTGGTGTGACCGCGACAGGTGGCGTTGGAGATGTGTTAGTATGGGGTCAGATAGTTCCAAACCCAGGCACAACTTGGACTGAAATCGCGGCGTAGAGGAATAAACGATGCCTAGTACCTATACCACGAACCTCGGTATTGAAAAGATTGCAACTGGTGAGCAGTCGGGAACCTGGGGTGCGACAACCAATACAAACCTTGATCTTCTTGATGAGGCGGTAAACGGCATTGTCACGGTCACGTTGGCAGGTGCCGGATCATCTGGTTCACCAAACACTTTAGCTATTTCTGATGGATCGTCTTCTGACGGTCGCAACAAATTTATCGAATTCAATGACGGTGGCGATTTAGGTGGCACTGCGTATGTGCAGTTAACGCCAAACGATGCGGAAAAGATTGTTCATATCCGTAACAGCCTGACCGCCAGCCGTTCAATTATTATTTTCCAAGGCACATACAACGCATCCAACGATTTTGAGATTCCAAACGGCTCAGATGTTCTGTTGAAGTTTGACGGAGCTGGAGCTGGTGCGGTAGTTACCGACGTATTTACCAATCTTGATGTCACAGGATTATCGCTTGGTGGCACTTCAGTCACAGCCACAGCCGCAGAACTCACCTACAACGACATCACAACGCTTGGCACATCAGAAGCCAGCAAGGTTGTCACAGCCGATGCGAATGGTGACATCACCATAGCTGGTGCAAACTACAATGTAGTGTTTGACAAGTCAGCCGATGCGCTAGAGTTTGCTGATAATGCCAAAGCGGTGTTTGGTGCTGGCGATGACCTTCAGATTTATCATGATGGGTCAAATAGTTTCATCTCAGAACAAGGTACTGGAAACTTAAAAATAAACGCAGGTAATCTTGAAATTACCAATGCGGCTAACACTGAAGATATTATCTCCGGCGCAGAGAACGGAGCAGTGACGCTCTACTATAACGGTAACGCTAAAATTGCCACAACCTCCACAGGTATCGACGTTACAGGCACAGCGGTCACAGATGGACTAGAAGTAGCTGGTACTTCACTCGTCCAGCAAACCAAAGAAAAGATGACCATTTCCGCAACCGCGGCCAATGGTACGATCAACTACGATGCGTTGACTCAAGCGGTCTTGTATTACACAACAGATGCGTCAGGTAACTGGACAATCAACGTCCGAGGAGATGGGTCCAACACCCTCAACTCAATTATGTCTACTGGCGAAGCGTTGACCGTTGTGTTCTTAGCGACGCAGGGCAGCACCGCGTATTACAACTCAGCCTTCCAAGTGGATGGTTCATCAGTCACACCGAACTGGCAGGGAGGATCTGCGCCAACAGAGGGTACCGCAAGCGGAATTGATGTGTATACTTACAACATCATTAAGACCGGCGATGCCGCATTTACTGTTTTAGCTTCAGTCGTGGACTTCTCATAACATGCCAGTTATATCAAGACTAGCCGCCGCAGTTGCCTCAGCCTATGGTTGGGGCCGTTCTTTAGGTGCAAACCTTGAATATCTTGTTGTTGCCGGTGGTGGCGGTGGTCGTGGTTCAGGAAATAATTACGTCTATGGAGGCGGTGGTGGGGCTGGAGGTTATCGCACTGGCACAAAAGCCCTTGTCTTAGATACAGCGTTCACTGTCACTGTTGGGGCTGGAGGCACAACTGGCTCTGGAACGGATATTTCCGTTGGGGCTGGTGGCGACGGTTCTGATTCAGTTTTTGGGTCAATAACTTCTACTGGTGGCGGTGGTCAAGATAGTGGAGGCGGTCGAGACGGTGGTTCTGGTGGCGGCGGAAGCGATTATCAAGGAACTTCTGGTGGTTCTGGAAACACGCCTTCAACTAACCCATCTCAGGGTAATGATGG